AAATCTCTTGCTCCTGATCCCCCTTTAATGTCTTTAGCACCTTTACCTGCTAATCTTAAATTTTCCTCCATTATCATTTTAAAAGCATCTTCTTCTATTTGTTCTTTATTTTCTGGAGTTGGTGGAGTTCCTTGCAAACGTGCTGCTTCTTTTGCTCTAAAATCCTCTTTTTCTTTTCCGAACAATTGTTCTTCTGCTTGTGCAGATTGTTGAGCTTCTTTTAACAAAGATTCTTCTGCTGATGCTTTTTCTTCAGCAACTGTTTGTGGTCTACCTTCTGGAGGCACTCTAGGAGAAGCTGAACTAAGCAAACTATCAATCTCACTTAGTTTTTTACCTAAATCAGATGTAGGTTCTGGTGGCTCAAAAGATTTCATTCTATTAGGATCAACTAACATACTTTCAATTAAATCTCTTTCAGGTGTATTTAATATTCTTTCAATGTTTCTTTGAGCTAAAGTTTTAGGATCTAAAATCGATTTAAAACCTTCTGCACTTTTTTTGTAAGAATCTTGAGCTAATCCTCTATAGAATTGAGCTATATCATCAGGTAATCCAAGTAGTTCTGAACCCATACCTGTTATATCTGATGCACCACCATAAATACCAGAAGTTATTCCTGTTGTAAGATCTTCAAGTTGTCCAATACCCGTACTTAGTAAATCACGTATGTTTGGTAGTCCGTAAGTGCTTTGATTTTCAGCCATATTTAAACCTTATTGTACTTGTCCATAACCACCAAGAGCTAGGGAAGTTCCTACTCCTTGTAAGAATGGATTAGGACTTTGTTGATAACCTTGTGTGTATGTATTTATATTACCTGCTGATGGACTTCCTTTTACAAATTGCTGTCCTATAGATAAAGGCATTAAAGCACTCTTGAGTGGGTTCATTTGATTGGCTCTATCAGCATCTAATATAGCTTGATTATAACCTTGTCTACTTGTGCCCGCAGAGTACATAGCATTCATATCAGCAGCTGTTAGTCCACCATATCCTCTACCTAATCCACCCATCATACCACCTAGACCACCAAAGTTTGATCCAATACCACTAGCAACACCACCAAGTCCACCTACGCCTGTAGCTATGCCACCAAGACCCTGACCTAATCCACCAGCTAATCTTCCACCTTCTAAGTTTCTTCTTTTACCTTCTTCAAAAGCCTTCATAGAAGATCCTAATGCACTTTGATAACCTTGAGACAACATCTTATTTAAAACGTCACCTCTTCTTTCAGCTTGTCTATCTTGTAATTCACCTTGATTTAATCTAGATCGACTACCACCAAAAGCTCCAGATGCAATAGCACCTGCTTGTGCTTTATTTTGTTCTTGTAAATCCCGTTCATCTAATCTTTCCATAGCAGCATCTATAACTTTTTCTTGATAAGGATTCATAAACGCATCTACTTGAGAAGATGGATCAAAAGACCCTACGCCTTGTTGTAAAAATTGTGCTCCCTGATCAAAATAATCACCAGTTTGATCATATATATCTTGAGCTGCCCCTAAATATCCTAATCCACTTTTTAAAGATTCAGCACCCGCTTTACCATATTGACCACCTGCTTCAAAGAAAGGTTTAAACCTATCCATATACTCTTGAGAACCAAGGGTATCAAACACTTTTTGTTGCAAAGGATCAATGCCTGCAATTTTTTGATCTGGTACCTTAAATAAATATTTATCACTTGTAGGATCGGCATATTCACCAGAAAGTAACCCTGCAGTACCAAATCCAGTAAAATTACCATCTTCATCATATTGAGAGTCAAATAAAGAGTCCAAGACTCCTTTTTCCATATCCTCTATATAAGGTGCTTTTCTTTGTATTGTTTCTACTGTTGACATTATGCCATCCTCTCAAGATTACCCATCATATCGTAGGCACGTTGTATACCTACATTTTGATTGCCACCACCTAGACCTTTTACTGCATCTTTCGTTAATACAAACTCACCTGCTGTTAACATAGCGGGGACATCATCAACTTGACCACCACCTTCATAAGGCATAATGGCACCATCTCTTCTTGGGAAGATTGTTCCACCTCTGTTAACTTCTAATGGTTTTAATGCAGATACACTATAATCTACTAGTGGTCTAGATTTAAAATCTTTTGCAGATCCAAATTTTCTAGGGTCAATTTTTAAATCTTCATCTTCATCACTACCAGACAATAATTGAGCCAGTAAACCCATAGAAACAGCATCACCAGCCTTTGTATTCAAAAGTTGACCAATTTTACTATCCAAAGGCAATCCAACAATATTTGCTAATTGAGCCATTGGATAAACTTCAGCAACTTTATTAATACCTCCTTTTTCAGCAACATCCTTTAAAGCTTTTCCGGGTTTCTTAAAAAGATTTACAAGATTACTACCTTTCCCACTATCAGGAAAAAAAGCTCCACCTAATCCACCAGTTAAAGCTCCCTGAATTGGACTTCCTCCACTTAATCCACTGGTCAAAGCACCAGTTAAAGCACTACCTACAACATTAGCAGCTGTTCCAGTTAAACCTAAAGCACCTCCTATCGCAGGACCAATACCCGGAAAAAGAAGTGTAACTAAACCAGGTATTAATTTTTTTAAATCAAAAAATTCTGGTTTTCCTGTCATAGGATTAATACTGTTTCTTGGATCACCAACAGTATATCTTCTAGGGTCATTACCCCCTATAGCAATGGCTTTTTGTATTCCTACCTTTAATGAAGGATTATCATCAAGAACACTTCTAGGTACAACCATCTCACCTGTTTGTACGTGAGCTATGTTGTTATCGCCAAATCTACCCATTTCAGCCATGTTCATCATATTTGTTCCTCAATATACTCTAACATATAAATATATCAGATAAAAATTTATTTTACTAGTCCGAACAATTGTTCGTATTAATTTATTTATGTAATCGTTACAGTTACAGTTCCTACAGCAGTTGTTCCTACATTTGTTGCTACATGAGGAGTGTTCAATTCAACTATCTTAACAAACCCACCATGATTAAATAAACCACCAACTTCTAACCCTTGATCATTTTTTTGTAAATTAGTCATTACAAAAGTAGATGCCCTACCCTCTCCCGGATTTTGTATTTGATCTAAATAAACAGCAAAATTACGAACTAAGGTTGCAAAATACTGTTGTTCATACTGATTTGGTGGTATGGGAAAAAATGGTAATACTAAGTTTCTAGACATTATCTTCTTCCATCTGGTCTAATATCTACTCTTGGAGATCCTAAACGCCAAGTAACTCCAACTGTAGATGATTCTACTCTTAAAGCAAAACTTCTCCCTCTAAGTCTTACTCTAGCATCTTCTGTAAATTGTTCTACAGGAACAGTAGCTGATTTAACTACAGAAGATGACTCTGTATTTAAATAGTTACCTCCCGGTGCATTTCTAGTTTTTAATGTTAAAGTAGCAGTAGAATTGTCAATAGAATCTCTAAATGTTAAATCAGGTATTATTCTTGTAATAAAGCTAAATTGATTTCCATCACCTATGTCCATTTGACTTGATTCAATATGTGCATTGATTGCAGTAACTGGACTTGTACTTCCATCATCATTACCAATCTCGTGATTATAAAGGTAGCCATCTGTGCTTGCAGCGATTGGGTACTCCCCAACACCACGATCCATCCAAGCTGTTCTGGCTAAAGAACCTACATACCATATTCTTTGTTCATAATTATAAATTACATATCTATCTATTTCATTTGAGCTAGAAGAGGGGTAAAACCACCAAACTTCTGAATACCCACCATTAGATGATGCAAACACTTTTTGAGCTTGACCTTTGTTAAAATCACTAAATACAAAATCTTTTACAGAACAAGGTATTTTTTGCACAGAACCAGAAAAGATATAAAACTCATTAATACCCATCCAAAATACAGTATCTTCAATAGCAATAGTAGACATTGGACTACGTATAGATATATTTTCTGAAATCAAATTAATACTGAATGTAAAAGGCGGCCCGATAAATTGCATGGTATATATAGAAACGTCTGTAAAAACTAGTATTTGTTGTCTTGTTTCTACAGCACAAACAATTTCTGAACCAGAACCAAGCCTTAATTCACCTGCAGTATTTGTAATTAATGATTCCCAATCAGTTAAGGATTCTTGACTAGAAAACCTTATAACCAAAGGATCTTGTGTTCCAATATTATCTTCTGGGTCACAACCAAAAGCTATAATATGACGATCTCTATCAGATACTAATACTTGTGTTGCTATTGTGGGTGCCTTAGAAGAACCAGCTAAACTGTCTAATTTAACTGCCCTTGAAGTTAAGCCACTCGTTCTATCCCAATAATAAATACCATCATTTCTAACATTAATTAATAAATCTTCTCCAAAATTATCATGTGTCCATAATCTTAACACACCCTCAATAGTTAAACTAGCTCCACTACCCCAAGATAATCTACCCCAAGTACCAGCTCCCCAACCATTTCCTCCAACTCCAGTATCAAGACCACCACTGATTTGATAAGCTCCTACAGTAGAACCTCCCCCATTACCTGTGTCAGAAGAATTAGCGTTAACTTGTGTAGGTGTGTAAGTTCCATCAACTGTTATTTGAGACAATGTTGCAACTTCTCTAGCCAAAATGGTATAATTGCTCGTATCTACAACGCTTGCGATTTCATACTCTTGATTTAAAATTGCAGCTGTAATATTACCACCTAATGAAACAGCACCACTAAAAGTAACAAAATCTCCAACAAAAGCTCCATGATTAGCTTCTGTAACAGTTATAGTAGAGGATCCATTAGTGGCTGAAAATGTAACGTCACCTGCAGAAGTTGTTAACCTTATAGGGGTAATATCAGAATAAGCTTCGCCTTGCTCAATATAATATTTTCTATGAGTTCCAATACCGATAAATTGGTCTAATGCTAAAGTTTGCCAAGCATGTAAAGCTCTAGCCGATCCTAAAAAAGAATTGCCACCTTTTTTTATCCAACCACCTATTTTTTCTGGATAACCTGTTCTAAATCTTACTTTATCACAATCAAACCAACCTCCTTCATTAGAATAAGAAGTAGCTTCTTTGTTAATGCCCGGTCTAAATTGTAATTTTGTTAATGGCATCAATGTTTCTTTCTATTTTCAAGTTTTTTTGTATTGGTTAAAGATTGTTTGTCTAATAAAGTAAAACCTCTACGATTTGCAAATATTTCTGGATCTTTTTCCCATTTATCTGCACAAGCTTCTAACCAACGCATTGTCATTTCGTGAGTAGGTGCTTTACCTTCTTTCATTAATTCATTCTCTGTATTAAGATACGCAAAAACTTCAGCCTGTGCTTGAGCACCACTAATACCTAAATCAAAGATATAAATCATATTACCTTCATCTATAATCCCACCTCTAGGTCTAGCACTAGTAAGAGCTTGTTTCATAGCTGTCATAATATGGTATCTGTTTTCTTCTCTTTCATACATTTCTTCTGTAATTTCATCTACACCTAAATGTTTTAATAAAGAATTATATTGATTTATAAAAAAGTTTAGTTTTCTAATAGCACCTTGTACAGAATTTTGTGCATTAACTGAATGTGTTTGTATTTCTAGTATTTCTATTTCTAGCATCTCTCTCTGCAAATCATCTTGACACTCTAACAATTCACGTTGTTTCATTTTAAGTTCAACAGATTTTTTTTGCATACGTATCTGTGCTTCTTGTAAAGCATTTTTTGTTTTATCTACTTCTGCCAAAGTATGCTTGATTGAACGTATAGGTGTTATGGCAGTAACATCTAGTGTTACACCCATAAATTGAGAATGCGATTTATAAAAGTTACTAGATGCCTGTTGCACCATAGGCATATTTTTATCTATGTTCTTTAACATAGTTTTATACTCTGGCTTTACTTCGGATAAAGCTGTCTGTATATTTTTTATAACAAGTTCAGTTTTCAAATTATCCACCATTTAATGCTGTTAAATCATTCCATATTATTGTAGCAGCTGTTGCAGGCACAAAATCTTCCTCAGTGCCATCTGCTTTCATTTGCTTCCAACCATTACCATCACTTACACTTGTAAGGTAGGTTATTAAAGCATCTTTACTTGCTATCTCACCTTCAGAACCAGATATATCAGCTCCATCATCTGCAATACCAAGCATTACATGATCCCTTGGACTTGCTGTGCTATCTTTAACAGGATACATACCTCCTGTTCCTTGAGGTACACCAAATTTAAGAAAAGTTGGTATTGTACCCTCTGCTGTTAATCTATATTTTACTACTTTATAAGCCATATTATCTCCTTAAAATTAACTTATTCCACCATGTGAGCCACAAAGACCTAAAGGTCCTGCTCCTCTAGCTACCGATAAATCTCCAAAATCTGTTGCATTGCCAGTACTACCTATAGTTATGTATTCAATGACATTTAGATTACCTCCAGAATAACCACCTGCAAAAACACCTCTAGTTGAATTGCTTGTTCCTCTATGACCAGTTTTAGTTGCAGTAAGGTCACCAAAATCTGTAGCGTTACCAGTGGATGATATGGTCACATAATCTATAACATTAGAACCTGAACCTGATGCATCACCACCACTAGTTAAACCTCTGGTATTACTTGAACACCCTGCTACCAAGTATCTTGTCTGGGTATTATCACCAAAGTCAGTAGCATTACCAGTGGATGCTATAGTTACATAGTCCATAACATTTGTATATCCAGTCGTATAACCACAACTAAATACACCTCTAGTTGGAGAAGAGAATGCTGTTTTACCAGAAGATGCTTGGGTGTTGTCCCCAAAATCTGTACCATTACCTGTACTCGCAATAGTAAAATAATCAATTGGACTTAATGCTCCACCTACACCAACACCATAAGCTCCATTAGAATATAATGCTCTAGTGCTACTACCACAAGCACCACCATATCTTGAACCTGAAATAAGGTCACCAAAGTCTTGAGCATCTCCTAGTGAGCCAATACTAACATAACTTACTTGATTACTATTAGTTGATTCATACCATGAGCTTCCACCTATAAATAAACCTCTAGTAGTGGATGCTGTAGCACCCCCATTACTAACAGGCTGAACTAAATCACCAAAATCTGAAGCATTACCTGTTGATGATACATCAATATAATCAATACTTCTAAGGTCATCAAAGGTTGATATTGCTCCACCACCTGCAAATAAGGCTCTATTAACAGGAAAAGCATTACCTACTGTAGGCCAAATACTTTGTTTATTTAACATTAATTGTTCGTGTAAATTAAAAACTCCATTACCCGAAGTGTTTTCGTATTCATTAGTGGGTCTAATAGTGCTTTCTTCAAAATTAATTAAATTGCCTAAAAATTTGGTCATTAGGCTAATCCTCCATGAGTAGAAGATAAAGCTGCTCCATTATAAGAACTTGAACTTAAATCTCCCCAATCAGAACCTGATCCACTTGTGCTCATTGTAAAAATATCAACAGAATTTAAGTTGGTTGTTGATGCACTTTGTGTACCATCATTTCCTACAATAGACAAACCTTTTGTTTTGTTGCCAGATTGAGCATTAAATCTTCTAGCATTTAAATCACCAAAATCTTGAGCATTGCCTGTTGAAGCTATAGTAATATATTGAACCTCTGCTATACCATCACTACCTGCTGTATTTTTACCATTACAAACATATCCGTATGTTCCAGAAGAAGTTATTCCTACACCACCATAATAAACTGCTGTATTAAGATCTCCAAAATCGGTAGCATTTCCTGTAGAGGCTATTGTAATATAATCCATAAAATTAGAAATACCACCACTAATTTCTCCACCCATAAAAACACCTCTTGTTGTATTACAAGTGCTAAATAACGCATAACTAGATACGTTTGTGTTACCAAAATCAGCTGTGTTGCCAGTAGAGGCTATAGTAACATATTCCATAGTATCAACATAAGAACCCGGATAACCAATTTTAAAAACTGCTCTTGTAGAATTTGAAACTGCTCTACCACCAGTATCACCTGCCGATAAATTGCCAAAATCAGTGGCATTACCGGCTGATGCCATAGTAATATAATCAATAACATTAGAATATGGACTACCATCAAACCCACCACTAAATAGACCTCTTGTAGAAGATGATGATGCACCCAAATCATATCTTGCAACAGTTAAATCACCAAAATCTGAAGATCTTCCTAGCGTGGAAATAGATAACATATTTATTGTATTTAAATAAGAAAAAGTGTGTGTTGCAGCCTCTGCATGAAAAACTGCATCACTTGAAGAAATTGGTGCTAAAGGCCAATTATTACCTTTAACAGCTACACCTTGTTCTGCTAAACTCCAAAATCCAGAATAATTAGGCATTGTAATATTTTTCCTTTAAATTATTGTTGAGATGCCACTGAGCTTGCTGTTCCTGCCAATTGATTTATTCCTGCATAAGAACCTACTGTTAACAAATCTCCAAAATCGGTAGCATTTCCTGTTGATCCAATTGTAATATAATCTATAGTATTTTCTCTACTACTACTACTATTTATACCACCTGCAAAACACCCCCTAGTAGAACTAGATACCCCACCTGCTAATTCTTCTCTAGCTACTGTTAAATCTCCAAAATCGGTAGCATTTCCTGTAGAGGCTATTGTAACATAGTCCATAGTATTAATTCTTGAACCATCATCCCCACCACCAAAAACCAATCTTGTAGCACTTGCAACAGCTGCAAGAGAATGTCTCGCGACTGTAAGATCCCCAAAATCTGTAGCATTACCTGTAGAGGCTATTGTAAAATATTCAATTGTATCTTTTTTAGTATGACTACCTGTTTCTGTACCACCACCTACAACTGCACGTGTAGTACTAGAACCTGCTGCTAAAAGCCTTCTTGCAGCACTTAAATTACCAAAGTCTGCAGCATTTCCAGTTGAAGCTATTGTAACATATTCTACAACATTTACGTGTTCAGCAGCAGCAGTACCACCTCCAATTGAACAAAGACCTCTTGTGCTATTTGAAGTTCCTCCTATTTTATCAGTTGCTGTTGTAAGATCCCCAAAGTCAGTAGCATTGCCAGTAGTAGAAAAAGTAATATAATTTATAACATTTGACTTGCCTGAACCATCATCCCCACCTGCAAAAACACCTCTAGTACTACTACCACAAGCTGAACCAGCTCTTTTATTAGCTGTAAGATCTCCAAAGTCAGTAGCATTGCCAGTAGATGAAATATCAATATATTGAATTACATTTATTCTATCTGAACCATCTACTGTGCCACTTATCTCACCACCCGAAAAAATACCTCTAGGTGAAGCAGGACTTGAAGAACTAGCATCACTGTAAGGACTTGCACCAAAGGCATTGTTTGCTAAACCTGTAACAGAATAGCTTGTACCATTGCTTAATCCTGTAATAACAACAGGACTTGATGCACTTGTTGCTCCTGTAGATACACCACTTGCAATAGCTGTTGCTGTATAAGAAGTAATAGCACCACCACCAACATCTGATGGATTAGTAAAGGCAACACTAACTTGTTCGCTGCCTGCTGTTACACTTATTGTAGGTGCATCTGGTGCTCTTAATTGGTCAAAGCCACCTAAGGCTCCTCCTTTTGGTTTGTTCTTACCCATTGACTACCCTTACGCATCATCCATGACTTCGTAACTAACAAACAAATCTAAATCACTTGCAGCACTTGCTCCACCTTTTAAAATATCACCTTCCATTAGATAAATGGGTGTGTCTAAAATAACAAGAGTGCTATCCGCAGGAACAGAAACAGTTTTAGCTAAATATATAGTAGTTCCCGCAGGGGCTGCTCCAGAACCATCTGTTACAGTAATTCCTGTTGTTCCTCCACCATTTGCCATACCATCTACAAATAAATCCAAGGTAGCAGCATTAGTGCCATCTACATTTGCACAGATTATATTGTTAATTTTTAGTAATTTATCACTAGCAACAGTTATTAAGGTGGCTGTAGCTGTAGCTGATAAGTTAAATCCTGCATTACCTGCAAGAATACTTGTGACATTTATAATATTGGGATTTGCCATATTTTACTCCTTTATCCGAACACAATAGCCATTGCGATTGCAAAACCTTTTGATGCACCTGCACTTGTTGAAAAACCTGCATCATTTACAGCTGCTCCTGATCCCGCACCATCTAAATACACAATTTTAGTTTGACCATTGGGTATTGTAACATTACTACCACTTCCTTGACTTATAATAATATTGTAAGGGCCGGACGAACCAGAATCTGTAGTTGCATTTTCAATAATATGAACTCTCTTCATAGTATTTGGGGTAATCGTGATAGTGCAATCTGAGTCTAATGCACCTGTGTATTTTAAATACATGGCTCTAGCTTCATCAGCTGCTCCATCAGCAACAACACTACTATGCGTATCAGCATTGGTTGTTATGGCTTCTGTTCCAAATCCAACAGCCTGACCTATTAGTTCAAGGTTTGTATTAGTTGCATCACCCCATGTACCTGATCTTTCACCAGTTCCAATTTCTTCTAATCTTAAATTATTAACGTATGTACTCATTTTTTATTCCTATGCTGCTACGTCTGTCCAAGTATTATCTGGATTAGGTGTTACATCTGACCATTCATTATCCGTGCTAACCGAAACATCTGACCAAGAAGTACCCGGAACAGGTATAATATTACCCCAAACTATCACACTTCCTACAAAAGAGCTAGTAGAAACTCCAGTTAAAGTAATATTTGCATCTCCAATAACAGCAACTTCATTATGAACAGTTCCTGTTAATGATACTCCTGTTACACTTACATCAATACCTTGACCTTCAACAATTGTAGATGATCCAACTGCTGTTGTGCCTACAGCTCCGTTTTGAGTTTCAAAGGTATTGCCGACTTGACCTGTTGACGATACACCTGTCAGATTTACTGTTATGTGTACTTTAATTTCAACAAGTTCATCATCTACATCACCTGCTGCAGCTATTCCTATAACATTTACATCTACGTGTTGTGGCACCACTACAGAGCCTACAGCAGTTGTACCAACAGCTCCATTTTGAGTTTCAAAAGTATTTCCTACTGTACCTGTTGCAGAAACACCCACAGCATTAGCTGTTGAGTCTGTTTCTACAATTACTGTGCCAACTGTTGTCGTACCTACAGCACCATTCTGAGTTTCAAAAGTGTTGCCAATAGCTCCAGTTGCAGAAATACCTGTTACACTTTGATTAATGTTTGTTTGTTGTGTTGCTGTGCCTACAGCACCACTCGCTTGTGGTAACGTGACATTAGTACCCCAAGCACCTGTATTCCAAGTGCTTGATCCCCAACCTGCTATAGGTATAGTTACATTTACGACAGATTCAGACCCAAAAGATGTTTCTGAAAAAGCTGAAATACCAAACATATTTTATACCTTTAACTTGGTTTTGTCGGCCACGTTGGGTTATCTACATCACCAGAGGTTATATCCCTCAAGGCTTGTCTATATGTACGCCAACTTGAAGCATCTCCACTTGCATCTTCTATTTTATGAATTTGCCAATCGGCTTCTTCTAAAAGTTCTTTTCTTTTATTTCTTAATCTTTGTTTTTTTCTTTCAGTAGCACCATTCGCCCATTCCTGTTGCAAAGCATTATATTCTGCAACTTCTTCGTCAGTTAATTTAATTCTATCTGCACCAACTTTTTTATAAAGATCTACCATATTTAATTTTATTCCATTTTAATCCCAAAAACTCTCATTGTGCCACTAGCTATATTTCCACTTGTAAAATTTAATTGAACACCTGACATGGCAGTAGTATACCATTCACTTCCATTAGATGATAAGTAAAAATTTGTATGATAATTATCTACTGATTTATAACACGCAAATATTACTTGAGATGCTGCTGCAAATCCACTTGTTCTTGTGTTATACACTCTAATTAAACCTGTGTAACCCTCATCACTTTCACTTCCTACGCTAAATTCATCTTGCCCTGAAATAGCCCAACCCGCAGTAGTAGAGGCCGCGGATCTACCATCAGTTTGAGCACTATCAGAACCACTAGTTCCTGATGTGGCACCATAATAATGATAAGCAGAGGATATTACAGAACTATCAGATGCTTTTATTAATTTCATTCGCAAATTTACATCATCTGTAGCGGGAATAAATTTTCTTACATAAATATCATACGTATCATACGTGTCCGAAAACAAAGAACCTGTGCTTAAAGTAGCATCATCACTTGCAGTAAATTCTCCTAAAAAATTATAGAAAAAAGGTGTGGTAGAAGCAATTAATTTTCCTGTCCCATTAGGTGTAATGTTAAGATTACCATTACTATCCGTTGTACTTATTGTATTTGAATCAATAGTAATATTATCAGCTATTAAAGATCCACCAGTTACAGAACCAGACGTAGACGCATTTCCACTATTGTCTAGTGCAAAAGCTTTAGATGCAGGTAAAGTGCAAAATACGTGTTTTGTACCTGCTGAAAAATTAACTGCACTATCACTATTAGAACTTGAAATTACAGATGTTCTAGCCAGTGTATCAGGAGATGCGTCTGTAACAGTTCCTAAACCAATTTCAAACTCTGCTTCACTTTGATGAGCTATACAATAATAAGTCGTGTTAGAATTACCAATTGCTGCAACAAATGTTTCAAACCCGCTTACTGCACCACCTAAATTTATTGTTCCAGTGCCCGTGCTTGTTGAAGTTTCTTTTACACGGTCATTTATAACATGAGCCACTAAGCAATCCTTATGATAGCGTTACTTGCATCTGCTGTTGGAAACACAACTTGAAAATCACCTGAACTTGATGATTTGTCTGCACCAAAATCTAACACTATAACTGAAGCATCATTACTTGCATCATCATTAAAAATAACAGCACCTCTAGCTGTTATGGTAGAAGAACTAAAGGTTGCATTAGCAAAATCAGTAAAAGCTGTTGTTCCACTTGAACTTGGATCTACTCTTGTCAAAGTTGCACCTTTTGCTGTATAACCTGTACCACTAACCTCATTGTTAGTTGCATAATTTGTAACAGAAGCATCCATTGTACTACCACTTCCTCCCATATCGGAAGGAACAGCACTATTAGTATAAAGAGCAAGTTTAAAAGCACTTCCTCCAGAATTTTTAAAATTATGCCCTGCTTCTAAAAGTTCTTTCTTAAAAGAAGTGCACATTGCATTACCACTAAAAGCCATTTTATAATCTCCTTATTAATTCAGCTAGTTCAGGATGACCTGCATCCTTTATTGCATTATAAATTGTTGTTCTATCACTATTAATAGCTTCTTTCATATATGATGCAATTACTTTTTCCATATTTTTTGCATAAGCAATAGCTTGATCCCTTAAAACAGGATCAACATTATCCGATATGGAAATTATTCTTTTAACACATAATTCTGAAATTTCTTCAGGTGTAAATCCTCTATTATTTGTGGTTCTTACCTCAACGACTGGTTTATCTTTCGGTAAATCCATTTTTAAAGTAAACATTATTGTTTCTGCCTTATTATTTTACCTGTTCTATATTCGTCTGAAACTTCTTTAGCTTCTCCTAATAATTTAACACCTGCTAAAGATTCTTGAAATTTTTGATTATACATAGTCATTACATCTTGCTCACCTTTCATAAAGGTATAAGCTTCTACTAAAGCACCATATAGTAAAGCTATTTCGGCATTTTGACTTAACCAAGTTGTTCCAGAATCTGAACCCGCTGTTAAACTTTCAGGTCTATAAAAATAATGTAATTCGCCTGTATAACTTGCGTCTGGAGTAGGTGCTATTAAAAAGTTACTAACATCATAAATAGCATAATATTTAGGTCTACCTGTACCTGTAGATTGAGGATTAAAAGTTTGCAAAAAACTTGGATCTTTAAAATCAACAAATTCCTTTGTAGGACTTGAATCTGAAGTTAAAGCAAAACTTAATGAAAAAGGAGCCAAAAAATCAGAAGGGCAAGCAAAAAACTGACTGTTAACTGAAATGTTAGCACTTGCATTTTTTCTAAATAAACTCAATTGTACACTTTTTAATATACGTTCTTCTGAAATTCTAATAAACATTGGAATGTTATTTACAAAAGTAGTTTCGTTATTTTCTGTATAATCTTGTACAGCAGTTTTAAGTTGTAAATAAGTAAAACTCATGGTGTATTTGCTTGACCTCCCATGCCACTGTGATTTGAACAATAATAATATAATGTTGGAGCACCACCTGCAACAGTTATTTGAGTTGTGTAAGCACTATCATCTTTGACTACGCCAGTAGTGTACTCGCTACCACTATTATGTGTACCATCTGATGTTGTTGAAAATCTAAAAGGATGAGAAGTAGCAGCAGACCAATCAAAAAGATAGATACTTCCCTCTGACAAACTTAAGGTAGGTTGTCTTACTCCATCTATATAATATTTATTGGCACCAAGATAACTTGCAACTGTTACTATGTATCTAGTTACATTTGAGGTAATACTTATAGAACCAACAGAAGTAGAAGAAGAAACTCCTGTTAAAGAAACAGAGGATGTTGTAGAACCAGAACCACTTGCAATAACAGTTATTGAACCAACTTGTGCTTGTGCTTCCATACTAGTAGGAGGGGAGTAGTCTCTAGTTGGTGTGCCGACAGGATTAAATCCCCATTGAGTAGATCTCTCTTCTACTAAATTTACTTCTGGTCTAGCATCTCTTATCGCTTGTGGATCAATAATTCTTCTTTTTACGAACAATTGTGGATGTTTTGGCTCAAACTCGTCTTTACCAACAAGTAAACCATTCCACTCTTTTTTCATATCTTTTAACCTATATCTGAAACCTGATCTATCAGATATACCATAAGCTCTTTTTCCTGAAGCAAATTTAGACAACTCTATAAAACCTCAACTCTGGACTTATTGTAGTAGAAGATCTATCTCTATCTTCTGACATAGCTCTATTAAACTCTTCTTCATAAACAGATTTTAATAATTGTACTCTATCTGGTGCTCTTTTTATTGCTATATAATAGGCTAAACCAGCAGCTAAACAAGGATAAAACCTAAAAGGTATTTCCATAGTATTTGTATAATTATCAGCATCATCCATTCTTGTGAGTGCATCATAATATAAAACATCTGTGCTATTTTCTGGACTTAACCATATCTTTAATTTTGGAGTTATTAACCTATCTAAAAAAAATTGTGTTGGCCTTCCTGAAGTTGTTTTATTAGGTATCGCTAAATAAGCATCTCTACTTATTCTTTCTAATGGGTAATAAGTATTATCTCTAACAACAGCAACAGATAAAATATCTATAATATCTGCATTTAAAGTATATTCTGTAGTTCCAGAGGTAACTGTTTGCGTTCTCTGAACAATTGTCCATTGATTTAAACCTCTATTCGCCCACTCTGCCAACATAAGATTTAGAGATCTCTTAGCTGTTTTTAAGTCATAACCTGTCCTTACCTCAAGACCACATCTTTCAAAAGCTTCCTCTATATATTCAGTAACATTTAATTCAAAATCTGTACTAGTTGAAAGAGTCATGTTATTTACCTTTTTTCTTTTCTGGTTTTGCGTACATATTATCAAATATTTGATTTACATCCAATACATAATCTAAATCTGACTTTGAATAATGAATATGGTGAGATGGTTTAAAATCTGGCGGCCCCTCACCTGTTTGAAACCAAGCAGGGTGTGTTACTCTAACTCGATTATTTGGTAACGCTACTATATTACCAGTATATTTATCTGCATCTAGTAACTGCAAAACATGACTTTGTTTATGTTGAGCAGGGTCATCTGCTATTTCGCTTTCAGAGTAATCTACAGTAAATAAATATTTTGCAGGATAAAACTCACTGCCTATTTTTGCTAACCAAGGGCAAGGAGTTGCTCTATTTAGTACATAAACAGAATGATGGTGAGAAGCACAATCCCAAGGTTGAGCTAAATAAGTAGGCATAGGTTCAGGCCATCCTTCAAAATCAAAATCACCAACTAATCCAGTAATAGGCATCCTCGCCCACATAGCTCCACCATGAGGATTTTGTTCTTGGGATTCACAACCAGTAAATATTACTTGAAAGCTTAAACAACGACAAGGCATAGAAGTAACAGCGATAGCCATAGCGTGAAGAAACTCACCATGATATTTTTCATGGTTGTGAGTATATTCTCTACGTACCCAACATTTAAAATAAGGTATGTTACTTTGTAGATAAGCCATATTATTTATATTTTTTTACACTTCCACCTTTACTCATCATTTTAACAGTGCCACCTTTAGTCATTTGCACTATTTTTCCACCTTTCATTTTCATAACGATAGGAACAGATTTGGTAGTATTAGTTACACCACCATTTTTCATCATTTGCATTTTTTTATTTGGACTCATTTTGGATTTCATATTTAGCACTCCTTTTAATAAAATCTTCCCACAATGGTTTAATCATTTCATAGTTTGCATTTACTTTTACAGCAGTAATTTCAGTTCTTTTATCTACAGAAATCAATGTAGTAGCCATCCAAGCAAAAGAACCAAAGAAAGAAGCTGTAACAACCCCAACAAAAATATCTTTTTTCATTAGCATCTCCATCTTCTTCTTGCTTTACGTAATCTACTATTAGGGTTCTTAGCAGCTTTAGGAAACTTTTTCATTTGACCTGCAGATCTTGCACAATAAGATTTACGTCTTGATTTTTCTTTTTTAGTCAGATTTTTTTTCTTAGTTACTGCTGTCTTTAATTTAGAACCGGGGTTTTCTCTTCTATAACGAGCAACACCAGCCTTAGTCATTCCCGCTCCACTTTTAGTGGAACGGAAATACTTTTTAGTTTTAGGTGGTTGTTTATCTTTCTTTCTTGCCATTACGATAAGAACAATGTCAATTTATTGCTACTACCTGTAAATGCAGAAACATAAGCACCACTTGTAGCTAATATACCATTGTCAGGTATGTTCAGCGTATGCAATCCTGTAGGAAAACTTTGTACTAATAAGTTAGCACCACCATTCCCATTTGTGATTGTTAAGGCACCTGCAGCATCAGCGAATATAACTACTTGTCTTATTCTTGATCTGGCAGGCCCAACTACTGCAGCTGAATCACCTTGATTATGATTAAAAGCTTTTACATCTGATCTAGTAGACATTTATTACTCCTCAATCTCACCTCTTAGAAGCATTGCTTTATATTGAGCAGTACCTTTAGGTGGCAAAGACGCAGATGATGTTGACTTCTTTTTTGAAGTTTTTTTAGTCGTAACCCAAGCTTCATTAACATGAGGTGTACTGGGGTCATCTGGTATAAATTTGCCCGATTTGGTTCTAGCTCTCTTTTTTTCAGCCATTAGCTATCTCCTAACGATTTTGAGCTGCAAACATATAATCAATGTTCATTGATTTTGTTCCAGTTGCTGAACCTGAAAGCTCCATAGCTCCTAATGCAAGATTCTCATCATCTGGAATATTTGCTGTGTGAGTAGCAACTAAGTTTCTATTTACGAAAAACTCTACAGAACCAGTTCCTTTTACGTGAAATCCAAGTGTAACTGCTGTTCCACTTGCAATATCAATACCAGAATCAGTTGTTGTAGCAGTACCATCTTTTTCAGTAACACAATCAATATTACTATCACCATCATCTACTTGAAAAACAATTCTGTCAGTAGCATCTAACATTGCCTCTGGATTAGTTGCAAAATTCACAGTTAGTCCAACACATATGTCCATTGCACTACCTTCAGCATCTGTAGGAGTTATTTTGGTTTCAAACCAAATATCTCTAGTTGAAGAAAGTGCAAATATTTCATTTCCTTGTATTGAAGCACCATCATTATCAGTTGTAGCTTGTGAACTTAGAGTTAATGCTCCATTGACAACATCTGCTGCAATAGCAGCTGAAGCACTTGAGTCTTTTACTACTGTCCAATCATTTGTACTGTCTAGTGCAATACCAGTAAAATCATCCATATAAACTAGATAATCTGGATTTTTGTCTATAGGTAGGTTTTCAAACCATTTCCTATTGCCATCTTTTCCTGCGAAAAGAATAGGGCCGGTAAAATGTACAGCCATTTCTGTCTCCTGTCATAGTTAAAATAATGTCAATCCTTTCGGATTGTCAGAAGTTAATATTAAAACTATACAGTAAAAAATGGAAGGCGACAAGTGCCACCTTCCAAAAAAATTAATTATGCCCCCGGTGAACCGAAAACACATCTTGGATCAGAGAAGCCAAAAGAATATCTTTCTCTTGCTTTAAATCTCATATTTCCAGTATCAAAATCAGCTTCCATAGAAGTAGCTAATGGTGATCTTTCAAACATTTTAAAACCATTTGGTGCGTCTGTTTTAATAAAAAACGCATCAGTATCGGTTAAGAAATGATTAACTACTACACCATCAGGTAACATTCCCATGTTGTTAATAGCGTTAACATCATTGTCAGCAGTACCCGGTCTTTGGGTTGATGACATTAATCTGTCAGCTATAAACTTCAACGCAGGTGGTACGATCAACTTCATACCTCTTAAAGCAATTATCATATTTCTTTCATCTACGAATTGAGAAATATCAATAAGTGCGTTTTCAAGAGAAGTTTCGTTCAAATCTGCAGCTGTTGAAAGCTCATTTGAAAATGTTCCACCCATAGCTAATGGATGGTCTGTAGCACAGAGTTCTTTGCCATCACCACCAGTAAAGCTACTATCAAACGCATTATTAAGCGTTGCAGCAGATTTTACTTGCTTAGTATGAGCCATAGAACGTGCTAATGCTCTAGTGTATCTTGCACCAAGACGATCATAAAGATTATCTTCAATTGCTTCTTCAGTAAGAGCAAATGCCAATGCAATAGTTTCGTGTGTGTATCTAGCTGTGTAAGCTTCATTTGCACTATCAAATGAAACACCAGATCCCTCACTCTTTGTTGGAGCATTTCCGAAACCTACTAACATTACTTCTTCTTCAAATGCACGATCAGAAGTTTCTGTTTCATAAATTTCACTATGTTCGTTTTCATAACGATCATATTCCATTCCAAAAAGAGCATTAAGACCGGGCTCTAGCTCTTTAGCTAATTGTGCTCTAGATATAGCCATTATTTAGTCTCCTTATGCTAACCCGGCACCTTTAACACCGAATATATGATTTTGAATTGTAACAAGTACATTTGTATTTGCCGAACTAACATCTGAATTTTCTGGATCCTCAGAAATATCAATTGCTTTAACAGATAAAGTTGTTCCTGTTCCACCATCACCTACATTCAATTCTGCACCAGAAATACCAGTAACAGTTGAACCTGCTGTTGTGTAAACAATATCAAAGTTACCAAACAAGTCTGCAATTGGAAAAGCAGCATTTGCTTGAACTTCAAAAACAACCATTGGGTCATCTACTATAAAAGCAATAATATCAGAAGCATTTGTACTAGCTGGATAATAGTTACTAAAAACCTGTTCTCCAGTAGTAGGATCAGTGTATTGACAGCCATTGAAAACGCCAACAATAGGAACAGTACCACCATCTGCATGAATTTCTACAGTACCACCAGTGACTTGCATTACCATGTCACCTTGAAAGATACTTGTCCCATAATTGGCGGCAATTCTATATCGACTTTGGCCGCCTGTCCAAGGTGCACCACCTATCATTTTGACAGGTCGTAAACCAAAAGCAGCATCTTTATTTGCCATTTTTAAAGTCTCCTTATAAAAGGGTTAAAATTATTCAGTATTAGGTTTCTGTGACCCAAATGTCACAGAAGTTGATCTTTGTGGAGCTAGTTTAGGCATATTAGGATTATTTTCTCTCATCCAATCCCTATCTACAGCTTCCATTTGATTTTTTGCCACATTAGAATAGTGCTTGTTTCGCTGTTCTGCTATCTCTTCAGGTATTCTTGCCAATACTAATCCACCAACGCCTATAACGCCAGAGTTCTTACCTTCATCAATGACAGGTGCGTCAAAATCAGGATATTCTTCAGCTTTTACTAATTCATATCCTTCTCTTCTTTTTTTATGAATATTATTTCTATCATCATATTCCATGACAGATTCTCTGATCCATCTATGCTTATAACCAACAGGGGGTTCTGGAGCTTCAAGAGTTGAAGGAGGCTTCCACTCTGTTACTCTTTCTGAATTATCTCTGTTTTTAGATTCTCTAGGATTTCTTTCAGACATATTATTTCCCCGCTTGCTTTCTGTTTTCAATTTTAATCACTTCTTCAGCGTATTTTTCCAAGGGTATTCGCATCTTGTTAGCAAAAGCCACTTGCCCCGGTGTTAATTGCACCGATTTCTTCACCCGCCCATTTTTCACAGATCTACCTGTGGATGCAGGAGTAACGACTTGGGCGTTTGATGTTCGCTTCTCCTGAAACTTGTGTGGAAACTCTCTTCGCATCCTTTTATCAATTTCTGAATAATATTCATCTGTTGTAGGATCAAAACCTTCTTCCAATATTAATTCTTCATGTATTGTTTGAGCACCTCTAGTCATAATTTTATCAACATTAAACCAAGAGTTTTTTGATAACCAAGATTGTAGTTTCTTATCTTCTTTTGGATCTGGTGCTTTTACTTGTGGTTGTTGTGGTGCAACTTGTGGTTGTTGTGCCTGTCGTTTTGCATTTTGGTTTTGTTGATTTATTTTAACTTTTTGTTGCCTTATTCTTTCTTCTTCAACTCCAAGTTGACTCATTATTTTTAATATTTCTGCTTGTTTCTTTGAATCACCAGCCTCTGTTGCTTCTTCATAAAGCTTTTGAGCTTGAGCACTTTGACTTTTAACTCTGTTCTCGTACTCATTCACATATCCCTGATTTAAAGCAGAATAACCATTTTTTAATTGGTCATTTTCTTTTTTCATATGTTCAGCATATTGATAAGCAGCTTGTGCTTCTTCAAGAGCTTGTTTTCTTTTAGCAGTTAATTGATTAATTCTCTTTTGTACATTTTCGCTATAAGTTTCTAATTCCTCATCAGAATTATCTTTTTCACTTACAACAACTTTTTCTTCTTTATCATCCTCTTGAACAATTGTTCGGGATTCTTGAGAATTTGAATTATCCTCTTCGACTACAGCATCTACAATAACTGCATCACTTACGTCTTGATTATTTTCTTTTTGAGTTTCTACTGACATTTTTTATACCTCTCTATCTTTATACATACGAAATATCGGTGGGGTCAAGTATTTTCGCAATAACATTATCGTCATTTATAATACGAACTTCAAGATTTTCCACTTTAAACCTATTTCCTGCATATCTTCCCATAATAATCCAGTCTTTTTCTTTACACCATGCTCCATCTGGAAATCTTCCCACATCTTTATATGCAGAAGCTCCTAACTTTACAACATAAGCAGCGACAGTAGCAAAGCTCTCTCTATCCCTTGTTGCATCAGGAACATAAACACCACCCTTTGTTTGGGTTTTCATGTAGTATGGAATGACTAGTATTCTATAGCCAGTAGGTTGAGGTAATCTTTCTAAAGCTGATTTCTCCATTTTAGAAGGATCATCTGAATTTTTGTTCTCCTCAATTTTAAAAACATTTTTTGGAGGTTTTGGTACCATTCTGTCTGGAACGTATAATTTTTTATTCATTTTCAAGCTCTATGCCTTTCATCGCGGCTATAATTAAATCTTCTACATAGGTCATGCCACGTACTTGACCAACTGTAAACCGATAGTTTTCTATCGTATCTATCGAACCATTCACCAAAGATTCTGCAAAATCTTTCTTTCTTTGGCGTATGTCTTTAAGCAGATATTCTGCTAAAACTATTGAATCCATAATTAAATTTCAAGCTGGAAATGCGGCCCATCTATAAATGGCCTTCTACCTTCTGACCTGCGTAAATCAATGTATGAGTTCATTAATTCTTCTGAAGTTCCACTCCATTCATTTAACTTTTTGTGCCAAGCAGCACCCCATGTCACTTGTTTTGATTGATTAATACAAGCTTTCTTAATCGCATCAGCTATATCATCATAAAGATTTAACTCCCAGCTTGCCCTTGAACCAACATATGCCATGAGATCGACAGCATGACTTTTTCCTGTAGATTCTTGTGGTAAGTGGCGGCTATTCATAGTTTTAGATGCTCCAGACTTGACTAGATCAGCCTGCTGACTCTTTGTTCTAACTCCACAAATCACTCCAAAATCCACCTTACTAAGTGTTATGGCTTCCTTAACAATAGATATTAGATCATCATGCACACCATCTAATCTATCTAAACTTTTTTGACTTAATTTAAATGTCATTTTTTAGTTCCCTTCCCTTTTTTTAAAAAAACTTTTTTAGCAGATGTTTTTCTTCTTGCTGCCGATTTTGCCTCTTTTGATTTACATTGTGCCATAGTAGGTCTGCAATATGGATATGATCTTTTTGTACTTGTACGTGATTTTCTTCCACAAGGTTTACCAGTTTTACAATCTACCCATCCTTTTCCCTTGTTTTGACCAAACCATTTTTTAAGACCACCACTGGTGCTACTTTTTCTTTTTCTTGGCACTTTTCTTTCCCCAGTTTTTTGCTCCAACTTTTCGGCATTTTACTAACGCACCTGAACCATATGCAGAAGGCCAAGTTCCACCACCCCTTGTATATCTTGCTTTCACCTTATGATAGCAAGCATCTTTTTTTGATTTTTTCTTTTTTACAGCCATTATTTCTTACCCCCAAAAAATTTAGTTGCAGATCTAATTCCAAATGAAGCTGCAATTACCACTCCAAAACTATATGTATACCATCTAGGAGCCTGTTCAAGTGCTTGAAAACCAGCAAATGCCATCTCTCTTGTAGTATCCGAAATGAAGCACAGCAAGAATGGTATACTTAACAAAATTGTCAACCACTCGTCCTTCCAACTCGATTGAGTGGCTCTAATTGCTTCTAAATCCCAATCTATTTCACCAGTAAGTTGTTTTTTTTGTATTTCTGCTTTGATTTTTTGCGTTTGAACCTTACCATCTACATAAGATGAAGCTAAAGAACCTATAGATTTAACAATACTTAAAATCATTTTTTAACTCTTTTTGTGCTTTTTCCTAAGAGCTTCTTTCGCTTTTTTGGCAATTTGAGCTTGCTTTGCTTTCCCAGATACTTTGGCTCTTTGCTCCATAACAGTAAGGATTTGAATTTTCCTAGCATATGGCTTATTAATTTTTTTAACTTTGTTAGCAGTTGCCCTAGCATCTGCAACGGTAGCATACTTAATCGATACAGTGTCTTTAGGATTTTCATCTGTATAAAGCCTCCTTCCAGTACCTTTAGGTTTTTTTCCTGTTCCTACTTTGGGGTCTTTTCTTTTTGCCATTTAATAAACCTTTTAATGTTTTAGCTTGACTAGCATGAGTTTTTGAAGCTTTGCTCAACCCTTTAACAACTTTTTTTATTTTTCTTTTATTTCTATCTGTCAACATTTTTTTCTTTTTCCTTTTACTTGGAGGATTTGAAATTTGTTTAGACATTTGGCTCCTAGTTATCGTCAATAGCTAAACCCCTTTTTTCTTTTAATTCTTTTAAATTTTTATCTTTAGTGCCACCACCATAAGTCCAAGCATAACCTAAGTCTACCATATCTCTATTAATACTTCTATTATCATCATCAAATAACCAACCTAACATTCTACCATACTTGCCATCTTTTTCTGTTTTAACAACTAAATTATCACAAGCATCTAAACGCATAGCTAAATATTCTTTTGCATCTACACCAAGTTTTTTTTCTTCATAATCTTTTGTTCTTGTTTCTGGGGTATCAATGCCAGCCAATCTAATTCTTTCTTTTTTAGTTAAACTAAAACCTAAATCAATATCTACATCAATAGTATCACCATCAATAATTCTACAAATTTTTTTTACGTGATACTCATACATTGCTTGCACCTATTATTTTGCTTGCACCGATAAATCATTATTTCTTTTACTATAAGCTGTAGCTCCCATAAATACAGACACAACAGCTGCTTGACTCACAAAAAAAGTATTTAAAAAACCTGAAAGTTGGTTAACTCTATCTACATCAATCAAAGGAGTCATCATAGCAACAACAAACAAAACCATAGAACCCATAGCAACCCAAGCCATCATACGTTGCTGATCTTGCATTTTATCAAGGTTTTGATTCATTTCTCTTTGATGTTGAAGTTGCTCCATCTTTTGAGCAATTGCCATTTCTCCATCTGTAATAATTCCATTATTATCAATGTCTAAATGTTCGTACTGCGAACCTTTTTGTAATTTTTTTTCTGTCATCTTATTATCAGCCAATGTGGTTTAATTAAAAAAGTTTCAGCCCATGCTAGTAATATTATTATTACCATTATAGCTAATTTAATAAAGTAATGTCTAGTCTCCATTTTTTACCATCATATATTCATAAAAATGTAAACAATACCAAACAAAGCTATGATACCTACAACCCCTAAAAATAAAAACGATAAAATCTCTAATAATTCCTCTTGCTGTTGCTTTCTAATTCTCATTCTTTCTTTTTCTGCTTTTTTTGCTTCATCTAAACGCTTTTTTCTCTCTGTCATAATGTTCGCCCATGTACCATGACCAAAGCGTTGATCCACTAAAACAGAAACATTATATAACTCTTCTGCTGCCAATTTAGCGTCTATAATTTCATTAGCTACTGT